TATCTTCTTCTGTTTTTGGGTTGCGAAGTCTTTCTAATTCATAGTCCGAAAGTATCTTTCTGAACTCTCCGGTTGCAAAAGTTATATTACCTGAGATCTGTATATCAGCAGGGTTTAAAATTATGTATCTAGCAGGTATTGTAAAAGATGCGTTCGAGGTGAGCCCAAAAGTTTGAGTCATTCTAGTTACGTCCGACTGAGTAACATTTGCGTCAAATCTATGGATGAAAACATTACCAGATCTGTAATACTCTCTAAAGAACTTACTTTGTAAATTATTAATATTTATTTTTTTTAAAAGAGCATCAAAAAAATCTTTTGCTTTTTTACTCCCTCCAGTAAAATAGATGTCACTCATAGAGAACTCTGTCATTAGATCAATAGTATTTCTAAAAACAGAAAAATTATAGTAAGCTTTCTGACATAAGACTATAGTGTCTCTAATATCTAGGCTAGAATTATTTGTTACCCCTTGAGAGTATCTGAACGGAATGATGCCATCATCAATATTTCTATATCTATCGGTCCGTTCAATAGACCCAGCCTTATTGCGCCGCGATCTAGTAGAAGCGACAGTCTCAATCAAATCTCCGCCAGCCATTAGTGGTTCGTTAGCGGTGTTTTCGTTCTTAGCTTTTCTCTTAACTGCCATTTTAACTTTAAATTACACTTAATCAATCATTCTTGGAACAAAAGTCGCGTTAACTTCTTCAACTTTTACATTCCTCATATCATTATATGCTTTCACTGCCCAATTGCCTAACATTAATGTTGTATAATTATCTTTTCTTGCGCGATTGGCAGAGTTGCTCCTACGAAGATGTTGTGGCAGGTCAAAACTTTGCGTACCTTTTGCGGTAGACTTAACTTCAATTAGCGCGCATTGTTTCTTAGTTTGATAGATCAAGTCATCCTGAGTTTCTATCATTTCTCCTATATCGTTAAAGTGAGTTAGCTTTAGCGGTATCTTAGTAGACGACAACCTTGAGAAGAAGCTTCCCGATGCAGCAGTTCTGGAAGCAAAGAATATTTTCTTATGGTCTATACAAGATTGTAAATATTCATTAGCGTTTCTTAAAAAATCAGAACTAAACACTTGCTTAAAACAAACTACGTTATCTTTGGGGCTGTAAGTTCTTTTAACTTTTTTAAGTTCTTGATCGTAAGCCACGCCTTGTTTTTCTGTATTAAAGTCAAAAAACTTAATCTCTAACCCAGCTTCTCTAAATATTTCAGACTCATTAGCACTATCGATAAATTGATATCCAGCATTATCAATAATTATCATCTTGATATTAAAATTTTTATATAAGTAAAAAAGATATTTGATATGATTTTTTAGATCGCCTCCTGCGACAGCGTATGAATGAACTAAAGTATAAGAGTTTTCATCTAACTCAATAAGCGACATCGCAAAATAATCAGAACTAGGACTATTACTAAAACTAGGGTCTATACCAAGTATGTACTCTTTTTCTGGATTGCCAGCAATTAAAGTGTGCGGGGCTTCTCCGTCCGGCACAGTGCACTCGTGCATCTTTTTTGCGCTAAAATAACTATCACTTCCGTCTGTAAATTGCGCTCTATATTCCCTTTGAAAAGAAGAGTTAGAACTACCTCCTGATTGAGCTTCTTCAATAACAGTCTTATCAATCATATCTTCTGGAACAGAGTCAAACCCCATTTGAGATATAAAATATTTAGAATCAAGCATATCATCAGAGTAAATATTACCCATCCACTCTTTGTATGTTTTATAAAGATTCTCGAAACTGTAACTTGCAGAAGATAGCGCTATCATTTTTGATTTGTTTTCAAACACCATCCTATCTTTTTCTTCCATCTTACCGTTCTTGATTAAAGAGTCTTCTATTTCTCTAACTCTAATTCTTTCTGCCATGTCTTGCGGTGCAACCAAGAACGGCATAAGAACTGTTTTAATAGTCTCTTCTGGTAATAGCAGATACTCGTCAAGTACAAGAATGTTCGCACGGAAACCACGAATCTTTTCGCCGCTCAAAGGAATCGCTGTGATGCTTCCGCCGTTTATCCTCCATTCGAACTGATCGTTACGTTTAGATTTAGCCCCGAAAGCTTGAGCTAGCAGCTCTGCGCCCCTAGTCTCTACTATCTTTTCAAGGTTTTGAAATATAAATCTAGCAGTACGAAATGTCGGGCCAGCTATAAGGATTTTTGTATTCGGCTCGAAGATGCATTGTAAAAAACAGTACACGGATGCGATAAAAGTTTTACCGCATCCGCGCCCCCAGACACACATATTAAAGTTCCTATTAAAGAAACCTTTGAGAGTAACTTCTTGAAACGGCGCAAGTTTTATTCCTGAGATTAACTCTACAGTAAAACCCAAGTTTGCTCTTAAAAACTTAGCAAGGGATATCTTAGCTTGTTTAGAATCTAGCTCGCCTTTTAAATCCAAAAGCTCCAGATTTGTGTCCGTTACTTCTCTTTTATATTTTTCATGCACGTACCACATCTTAGTCTAAATAAGCTATAAGAATAATTAAGAATAAAAGAATCAAAGCTTGCTCATAAGTTAGCTCAATTTTACCTCTCATAACAATTTCAAATCGTAAGCATACTGCAGGTCTACATCTTTGTACTCGCAGTTGCTAAAAAATATTCTTTTCATAACTCTTTCTGATTCTATTCTATCTTTAACAAATAAAAATTGAATGTTTGGATATTCTTGTATCAAAGTTCTGATATTATGAAATATGTGCTGGGGATTAGTCCTTACATTTTTCTTGTAAGTCCTCTTCATCTTGTGAAACATTAAGCTTGAATTATAATCGTTCTCGATTAAAACTATAAGATTAGCATTTTCTGATTCGGCCCTTTCTATTTCATTACAAAACCTTTCGTATCCTCCACTTAGAGTACCTATTAAATCTTGTATGGACTTTCTTTCTATGTAACAATTACAAGCTAATTCTTTATTGCTTAGGGCATAGTCTCCATACTTTAAACCTTTCACTTCTGTATTGACCCCTATGATATCTAAAGGCTGCTGCTCTCTTGTATCTATATAAATTTTTTCATTTTTATATTTTTCTGGATAGTAACCTAAAGGTTCTGATATTGTTTTGTATTTCGTGGAAAGCCCTACTTCTTCGCAAATTTTATTGTAGTCACCAAAAACTTTTTGATAGTAAGCTACAGACGGACTCATTAAAGACCTAAGCTCTACTTGACAAGGCGCAAACTCTAAATCTTTTTTCTCTTTTCTACCTATGAGGAAATTCTTAAAATATTCTTTTGCTACAGGAGGTTCTACATGAGACATCCACTTTTTTAAATTATTTTTATTATTAAAATCAGTAACAAAATAACTCTCTTTATTAACAAACTTTATTAGCTCATTATCATACTTGTCTCTACGCGGAAAATACTTATGGTAATAATCTTTTATTTTTAGCTTATGACTTTTTAAATGAGCATGAAGACTTCTCTCAGATGGAAATTCTTTGCCGCATTCCTCGCACTTAACCATTCAAGACCTCCTCTTCTGTTAGGCCCATAATCCTACATTTAATTTCGTCCATGGTAGAAAGTCTTTCGACTTCTTCCTCTAAAGCTTTCTTTCTGATTTCGGCCAGTTTAATCATCTTATGGCGAGATTCTTCGTCCTTCCACATTTCTACTAAGTTAAGTATGGATGCGTTTTCTTTAATCTGCTTACTAAGTCTTTGGCTTCTTTTTTCTTTCAGCTCATTCAGAAGCTTTGTTTGTCTGTTGACACACTGATTATATTCTGTTTGCGCTGTGTTGATAGACTCAACTAAACTCATGGCCATTCTTTTACCTTCAGTTTCTTCGGCAGCTTGATCTAGAAGCTCTTGAAGTCTCTCTACTCTAACTTGAATATTTGAAGCTATCACCACCTCTGCGGACAGAACAATATACTGGTCTACTTCTTCTTGTGTCAAGTCTGGCTTATCATGAGTATATCTTACAAAACTACTTTCGAAAAGTTCTCTATTATCTTGAGATGCATAGTTTGATATTTGATGTAAAAATCTGTAAGTATGCATGTAAGCAATAAGTCTAGAAATATTTTTTTTATCAGAAGCTTTTAAATTGTTTTTATCTATCCCTTCGTGCACGTACTTATTAATTCTGGCGATAGCTTTGGTTTCGTTTTTGGGTGGCAAATAGTCGCTAGGAGATACTTCTCTTACTACTTCCGACAGGACTACTTTATCATCAATAGTTTTTACAAATGCGCTACATGCCCTAAATCTCATTTCAGAAGGGTTTATTTTCTCTCCATACAAAGTTTCGCACATGTCAGAAACTTTCATCGTAGTACAGTTATTATACAAGAAGTCTCTTTCTTCTTGAGATAGCTCGTAAGCTTCTTTTTTATCTGAGGTGGCGACAGTTTTTTTACCTCTAGAAGCTAGGTAGGTTTTTATAGCCTTTCCATAAACACTTCTTCCGTCTCTATATTTTTCATCTATATTAGGAAAGACTAAAGCAACTAACTCTTTAATAGCAGTAACGCCTCCGTTATCATACAAGTCGTCTATCTGAGTTTGCTGCTCTTTGGTTAAAATGATTTCGTCTTTCTTTTTCATATGTTTACATCCTCAAAAATAATTTCTTTAGCTTTTTCAATAATAGATTTTTTAATGTTCTTAATTTGTTTATAGCCCGGGCTACGATTTTTCTCTGAGGTTTTATATCCTAAAATTTTAGCTACCTCTTGCTCAGTCTTGTTTTTTAAATATAAGTTTTCATAAACTGTCCACTCATTTGATTTTAAGACTTTTCTAAGTTTAAGGTTTAGTCTTTTTAGTACAGTGTTAAAGTCAAACTCTTGAAGCTCAAGTTTCTCTGTTTCTTGCTGAACTGATTCTAGGGGCGTTGGTAATTTAGTCAGATAAGCTGCTTTTTTAGTTTTTTCCCATTGCGCAAATAAAGGACATGAAGAACATTGAGTGCCGTAGATATAACACAAAGAATCTGACTCTGCTGCCGCGCACTTTAAGCATGGCCTGCAATAATTTCCATAATTGTTTCTTATTAAGTTTTTAATCTGATTTGAAATCAGAGTATTTATCCAAGGCGCAAGAGATTTGGATTGATCATATAGGTGCCATTTTTTAAAAATATGTATTCTGATAATTTGAGAAACATCATCAAAATCCATCCAAGATAAAGCCGTTAAGTTCCAACGACTTCTCCTCTTGTTTATTTCGAGGTCTATTTTTTCTATACAGTCTTCGAACTTTAGCTTCTTTTTTCTTGGCATGCTAGAACTTCTTTATGCTCCCAGCATCATTCAGAAAGTCCTTCTCAATATTTGTTTTTGTATAACTTCCATCTCTTTCTCTAGACTCTCCTGCGTCTCCCTCTGTCGCACTGCCCACAATATCTCCCAATCTGTGTACGTTTGAGTTAAAAGATTTAAAGTCAAACTCTAACGAGTCTATACCTACTTGAAAATTATCCTCATCATTGTAATCTTCTTCTATTGTTTGTTCGATTACTTTTCTAACGGGTTTAGTTTTCGCAGCAGAAGCTATGTAAGGTTTCCCGCAACCACTGCAGAAATTAGGTTTCTGCATAGAATAGGAAGTTCCGGCGCCGCAACTACTACAATAAATCTTCATAAAGTTATTTACACTATATATTTTATAACTTTTTTAAAAATATACAAAAAAAAGTGTAAGTTTTAGTATGGAAAATATAAAGTTTTCCAACTGCGAAGGTGTGGAATATGAAATCAAGTGGAGAAAACCCCATCGTAGCTATAACGCTGATGGCCTCTGCTGTAACCCACAGGTAAAAGACCCAAAGATACTAATAGACCCAACTCTTAGAGAAAATAGGACTCTTAGTGTTCTAATAGAAGAAGTTACTCACGCCTTCTTTTGGGACATTCCAGAAAAAGACGTAAGGAAGTTTGCTCCTAGATTAGCTAAGATTATTAAAAAAGCAGGTTGGGCTAAAGAGGGATCTGATTAACTTTTGTCACTATAAACTTTGTAAGTTCGGATCTGACAATATCACTTTCGTCAAACTCGAAAGTATGAATACCCATAGATCTACTCTCATCGTCATCGAAAGCATCGTAAAGCCTCTCAAAACCCCCTCTGTTGCCGTTTTTTAAATCAGTCTGCATTGGGTCTGCCATAATAAAACAACGCGAGTATTTGCCTATTCTCGTGAGAACTGTGACTATCTCTCGAAAGGAGCTGTTTTGAGCTTCGTCGAGGAGTATGGCTTTGCTGTTCCAACTCATGCCTCTGGCGAAGTTTACAGGATGAATAGATACTCTTTTTTCTTTTTGCAGCTTTTTCACAGTTTCTTCGCTTAATAGTTCATCTAACTTATCCATAAAAGGTAAATTGTAATAGTGAAGTTTCTCATCTGCGTCTCCGGGGAGAAAGCCTAAACGGGAATCCGAGCTTTCTACAGCAGAACGCATATAGATAACATCTGATACTTTAGAGTTGTTTAATAACTGAAGCGCAGAATAAACTGCGGTTAAAGTCTTAGAGCTTCCGGCTGGGCCTTTACATAGTATTAGTCTTGTGTTTTTACTAAGAGATAACTCTATAAATCGTTTCTGTTTTTCTGTCCAAGGAAGTTCATCTATATAAAAATTATCTTTTGGCTTAATAGGTTCTCTTTGATGAATTTTGACCTTACCGTCCGTTACCTCAAGAGACTCAAAGTCTCCCGTACGTTTAACTTTTGCCATCGTCTATATTTTACACTTAATTTAGTGTAATTACTATAAAAGTTATGAATGGGATTACTAATGTTGCGCCTTCGGACGTCGTTAACGTTATAGGAGAAGGTATTTCAAAAGAGCAGGCAGAAACATTCGCTCAGCAAATGGTGGGTGATTACGGCTGGCTACTTCTTGTTGCGATAATAACAATTATGGCAAAAGACATGATTATGAATTTTGTTCAAGGTGTTCTTGTGTTTATGGGGAATGATTTCAATAACGATGACATTATTTATATTTCTGGACGACAAGCGCGTATAGTTCGCGTCGGAATTCGTAATACGGTTTTTTACATGACAGATCGCAAAACTAAGATGTTGGTGCCTAACGAACAGTTAA